AGCAAGTTGTCACAATCAGTCAACTTAGCATCACCAGTGGGTAGATTCTTGACCACAACTTTAGGTGGGAGAATATAACCTTGCTCAACAAGTTTAGGTGCAGGAACATTACAAATCACCTGACCATATACTTCAGGATCATTCATTCCTGGTTTGAATACTGTAAGAGAATGTTTAGGTGTAGCAGTGAAGAAGTATTTGCGATCAGCATCACCAGCAAAGAACTCAGTCGCAGGGAAAAAGTTACGCTGAACGCTGTTATGTGCTTCGTCAAAGTATATTGTATTCACCTCAATATCTGCCTCCATCACACGATGAAGCGAATGATATGTTGTAAAGATGATGCAGTTCTCACCCATGTTCCGCGCAGTGTTAGCGAAGACATGAATGTTCACGGGCTTTGTGTTGCTGTAGTGATGAGTTTCACCACTATGAACGTGCATCACATGCGTGTGAGAAGTATCAATAATCTCCAGAAACTCAGAGCACAGTTGTTCCGCCAACAAAATACGCGGAGCAACAATAACTGTGGTGGTGCCGTTGTTGATAACTTCATGGCGCATCTTGGTGTCCATGATCATCGTCAGGGTTTTGCCACCACCAGTGGGCACAATGATCTGTCCCTTGTTATGTGCCAACATAGCATCTGTGGCGCGTTGTTGGTGGGGACGAAGTTGGATCATCAAAGGTTGGTCACTCACTACTACATCATTTTAGGGGGGACAGTTCTATTTGTCCAGCACTACCTCTTTAAGTTTACATTGTAGTTGCTGGCAGGTTTCTCTCTCTTCTTCTGAATATCTTTCACCAATCTCTCACCTGCACGGCGGATTTGCTTTTTCTCATCCTTAGTGTAGACACCCTTAGTTGTTCTTACATTAGCATCACCTTTATAGTTGGGGTTTGCTTTCTTTTCGGGTGCTTTTTTTGTCAATAGTTGTGAAGCAGTCTGTGTTTTTGCTCCTGCTTCTCTTGCTTTTCTCTCTTTATATGCTTTGCGTTGTGCTTCCTTAGCAGATAATGCAGCAGAACCTCTCTCCTTTGTGGGTTGTTGTTCTTTAGCAGAGCGTGGACGTTGTGTGCCAATGTCCTTTCTTGATTTATAGTCAGAAGGAGCAGTCTTGCCCCCTCCGATTGGTTTCATGCGGCGCATTTCGGGTTTAGTTTTCTTACGCTCCGCACCAATCCTCCCACCTTCACCCTGGCGGCGAATCTGAGAGGATCCCATGACATCTTTGTCATAGACTTCAGTAATAAACTCCCGAAAGGTTTTCATCTCTTACTTACACTTTTCAGTTATTTATTCCTCCTCTTGTTCTGGTTCTACTTTCTTGGTCACTTTTGGACCTTTCTGCACAAGATCATTATCATAGAAGTATTTGATCCGCTCTTGCCGATGTGCTTTCAGGTCATTGTATTTTGCCTGTTGCTCATTAGTGAAGCGGAAATCTTGCTCGCGCCAGATGTCACGCATCTCACGCATTTGATAGAGAACTTCAGCAGGTTTCATTTTAGTAATCAATGTTGGAGTTTAGGTAGTCATTAAGGTTGAACTTTTGTTCATCCTCAACTAAATCAGCGAGGTCTTTTTCAACATAATCAAAGTTGACAAGTTCCTCTATTTGTTGTTCGTTCAGGTAGCGTTCCATGTGGTTGTGCTTACAATGTGGTGACACTTTAGGGGGGACAGTTTACTTAACCAGGATTTGGAAGTCAGTGCATCCCTGTTCAGTCATGACTTTCTCCCAGAATACAGCATCATCAATTTTAACGAATGTTGCTGTTTGTTTTGCATAACCCTTTTTCTTGGGTTTCATGTAGTTGACTTGGTACATCATTCCAATGCCTCAATACTCCAGATACAATAAAAGCGTTAGTGACCATGTAACTAACAAATATAATGGTGCGTATGCCAGCAACATAATTATCGTAAGGTTCTGTTTTGTCATCACTGAAACTTCCGATGGCATACTTCCATATTTTCCATATCTTATTCACGGATCCTTGTGTCTGTACTGTTGTGACTTGTACTCATCGATATTATTCTCTCTCCTATTCTTGACATACTCTAATTCATGCCATTGAAAATTGTAGCATACAAGGAGAGTGTGATCTTTTTTGTGACGTGTGCCAAGAGAACATACCTTATCTTTGACACCTATCTCAATGCTGAGAGATTCATCACACTTAAAGTAAACCCAACCCTCATTGTTTTTCCATCTCACATAGTCATCAACCTGAGGAATGTACTTCATAAAAATGCCCGCATCAATGGATTTAGGTTTAACTGCATAGCAGTATAATCACGGGTGTCTTTAATGTCTATCTGATTTCCGTGCTTGGTGGAGTTAATAGGCGCGTGATAGCATCCCTTCTTTGTGTTGTAGAAGCCCCAGATTGTGCGGACAGGATCAGATGTGTATGAAAAAGAAGCATGGTTACGCAACCAAATGCTAACCATGTTTCTCTTGTGTTCTTTAACTTCATAAGAATATCCTTCAGGTGGTTTGTGTGGGAAACCATCAGGTAGATTCATGTGAACTCCGCAATGTAGTAGTCTACAGTAACTTCTAGTTTTGCTGCTTCTTCTTCACACTCAGCAATAAAATCTTCAATCATTCGATCCACCTGAAATTTTCTGCGGTCGTCATTGTAGTCGATCATTTAACAATTCCTCCAGTTGTTTGATGACATTTTCAGGCGTATATGCGCCTGTTTCTCTTTTACGTTTCTCCATCTCATTCTCAACTTTTTGAGTGATAGAAGCATGACGTTCATGTTCAGATGGGTGCATCATCAACTTCTTTGTTTCTTTCATACAAAATTGAAGTTGAAGCAATTCAATATCAGTAAAATCAATCATACAGCAAGTGCTCCACTAGGAATTTCAACAAGTTCAGGATCATTGTCATTGAACTCATTCATATCATAACATACCCACTCACCATTGCGGAAGATGTAGGAGTATTCTTCACCTTTAGACAGGAACTCTGTCTCGTTGAGATCATAACGAGGAGGACAATTCTCACCGCGTTGTGAATAGTATTGAGGACCATATTCCTTAACCTCTTTTTTCATTTGTCCACCATATTCGTTGACATCACCCCAACGCTCATTTGTCCAGCAGCATGACATATCACCACCGTCAATCAGGTCTGCTACTTTCTCCTTCGTATTGTAGTGCGTCTTAAGTATCCTTCCCAACCAAGTAGGATAACCATCCCAATGATGATAAACAGAAAGAATAGAGTCATCTTGAAGTGCAATACCAATGCGTGAACGAGTTGCCATAATGAAGAAGTGAAAGGGATGAGAGGGCGGGGAACAGTTTGTCGTTCCCTCTTATCGTGTCTTGCCCTCTACACTACAGGGACACTTTAGGGGGGACAGTTTTTAACTCATCGCAGACATGAGAGGATTTAATTTGATTGCCTCGGTGATTAAGTTGATAGATTGTGGATTCACATCACAGGTGACACAATTTCTCTCTAATGATTGTGACACGATTGCTGTAGTTCCAGAACCAGCAAAAGGATCAAGAACCCATCCATCTTCTGGGCATGAAGATCTAATAATTCTTTCCAATAATTTGAGTGGTTTCTGTGTTGGATATTTGCGTTTGTTTGATTCACTGCGGGAAATAAAATATACATCATCCCATAGATTCTGAACAGGAACACCTTTGGATTCATGTGAATATATTTTCTTATAGATGTTGTTTGTACCGTAGTGCAAACGATCCTGAGCATCTAGTTCTTCTAGTTTCTCTCTCGTTATGCGAAATCCATACTGTGGATTATATCCTTTATATTCAAATCTAGCACAGGGACGACTCTTCTCACCAGTTACTTTTGCGAGAGCATAAGAACCAATCTCATCTTTGTTTTGAAAACTATTAGCAGCATAAACTGGGTCCAGGGAGGTATATTCAACCACAAAATATGGATTACCCTTACGGAAGACAATAATCGAATCTACAATGTTACCCCAACCATTCTTGATGTTGTTCTTTGGTCCACTACGTTTCCATGAAATGTTAGTGTAAAATGAATCTCTAATCTTTTTGTCGATCTTGGACATTACTAGAGCATTACCGATGAAATTGTTGTGGCAGTACATCCAACCATCTTTATTCAACTTGGACCATGCTTTGTTAATAATATCTGCATACCAGTCAACATAATCATCAAAAGAAGTCCAATGGTCAGAGAAACTTTTCTCCGAACCATCAGACTCTTGCATCTTAAAATCACGCTGCAATCCGAAAGGTGGATCCATATAGACCAGATCAAATGTCTGGTCTAAGTGAATCATATCCTCAGCAGATTGTTCTAAGACTTGAATATCAGGCATATGTATGGTGTTCTGCGTTTGCATCTTTGACGAGTTGATCAACAGCGTCCTGCTGTAATTTTACCACAACTTGACTGTTTTTGTTTGCTTTACTAAGACCTAAGAATGCGTTGATTCCATTATTACTGGTCACACGCAATCTCAGACCGGTGTTGATAACGTGGTTTCCATTCTTGAATACAATTTTACGGGAAGACTTAGCACGTTTGGTTGATACCAATTCAAGGGTGTAACCTTGCTTGATAGCAGTCCAGACAGGGTGATTCTCAGATTCAAAGATGAAAACTTCCTTTGATTCTGTGTCGTTAATAACAATGTCATAACCTGCTTGCTTGCTAAAAATATCGACAAGCATAGTGATTAATGCTTGCTTGTCGATATTGTCCAGTGCAGACTCACATAGATTGTTGAAGTCATTACGCATAAAATCAACAGCAACTTCGCGCAATTGCTTAGGCATTTGACGATGCTCTTTCACATCTTCAAGGAATTGTGTGAAGTGACCTTTGAATGTGTCGTTGTAGATGCTAGTATTGCACCAGTCGAAAGATCCATTCTTGATGCCTTTCTTACGTTTGATGCTAATGTTTTTCTCGCAGACTGCATCTGCTTTCTGACCAGTTCCACCACGATGTTCAACAAGTTGCTGATAACGTCCAATGCTATTAAGGAAATCAATAGTATCCAACTCGTTTTGAATGCCGCCGTGATGAACTGAACCGTCTGTTTTGAACATAATTGAAAGAGGTGATCGACACCCCTGATTGATTACTTTGTAAGAATAGCAGAAAATCACCAGTGCGTCCTTTAAGGCGACCGCTCTCCTACATCAATTATACACTTTAGGGGGGACAATTTCAACCCCCATCAATCTGGCATCCAAGCATACTGCCACTTACAACCCCCAAAGGGATCGCCCACCAGCGACCATCACCACGGGATGCTGCGGCACCAGCACCACCACCAAGGATACCACCGAGCACTGCACCTTCTACGCAGGAGTTATCATCAATGCCACCAACATTAGGTGTTGGATCTTCATAGCGACGTGGATATGATGGTCGATTGATTTTCCAACAAGGAACTTTCTTCTTCCTGCTCTTCACAAAACCACCTACCCAGCGATGATGATCATTGTAATATCCAGGCACATACTCCTCAACATACTTATAGCAGGTCTCTTCATAATGCGTCTGACGATAACGAAAGCGTGGACCACCAGCAAATGCAGGTGCTGATGTTAGTGCAATCAGTGCAAGTGCGGTAATTAGTTTCATTGATTTTTCCATTTACATATAATTTATCATAAAAAAAGACCCCATGCAAGGGGTCTTGTGCCACTTATTCTTTTGTCCTAGCCTTTTGCACTAGGTATTCTGCAAATTCTTCTAGTTTTTCGGGGTGAATTGCTCGAATTCCTGCATGCTCAACGGCAATTTTCATCGATTCGATGTGTTCGTGCTCGATTTTTTTGTCTTTGGGCAGAGTCATAAGCAATCTCCTGAATGTGGTGACATCCTAACATGCCATTTCACAATTAGTTAGTAATTTAATTTTTTCTTTGGGATTGCTTAATGAAAATCAATCGTTTTCGTCATCAAACAGGTTGCCAAACATACCACTAGATCCTTCTTCACGATTTTCAATCATATCAATGATCTCATCGATTTTCTTAGTTTGTTCCAACTTCACAAGGATCTCCGCGAATTGTTTGACAACAACAGGTTTCTCATTGACGGCAGCAGATTTGATTGCTGCCCTCATTGAACCCTCTGCTTCCAATAAATGGTCAAGAGTTTGTTTTGATAGTGTCATCTTTAATAGGTGTTAAGGGTTCAATTTCATCCATTTCTTTCCAAACTTTCTCAAAGTCAGTGATGTGCCATGTGCCAAATTTCTCAGGGGAATACCAGAAGTCTTCCCAATCATGTTGTGTTGCTTCACTAATCACGCTTTGCTTCCTCTTTTTGTGCTTTCTTTTCTGCTTTGATGCGTTTCTTCACCATTTTAGCAAATCTTACATCTTCAGCAGTGTACCAATCAGGGTGTTTCTTTGCACGTTTGATAAGTTTTTTTGCTGCTTTTTTGTCCTCCATGTTACATACATCTACATTATGTAATATTTATTCGGACACTTTCTCCTTTTCTTTTTTATTAAAACCAAAAGGACCAACTTCACCCTGATCAAAAGCACGACGTTTTTGTGCCATACTACAAACAGTTTCCATCACCTTAATCGTGTCTTCTACTGTGCAGTTCTCTGGCATATTGCGATGCACAATATCAAATAGAGGGAAGAACTCCTTAGCAGCATTGTTAACTTCTTCAGGAGTTAAAGGATCATAGTCTTTCATTTTGGATTATTAGGTCGTTTAAGTTCAGGGTGTGGAGCATACAGTGGACCTTGATAGTTACCAGCAAATTTAGGTTTGTTAAGTTTTTCCACTGCTTTGTGGGTTTCTTCAGTCTCTTCCCACTCCCATGTATCACCCTTAGAGTTTACAAATTGTTTTGTAGTCATAGTTTTCCTCCTATCATACCATTATTGATCACTCTTGTATATTTGTCAAGTGTGCCGTCCTGTTCACACTTTAAATGCCAGCGAGTCATATCAACGACTGCCTCTCTAGTCAGTCCAGTCAACATCTTCCTACCTTTTTGTGTCATTGTAGACCACAATTTATATCTAGTTTCCCAGACGTAGAATGTTTCATCAATCAATTCAGCAGTTTCAGGAAGTTGTAGAACTGCCTCTAGTTTTTGAATCTCTTCAGGGTTAGTTTCCTTTTTTTGCTCGCTCATTAGATAGTTGCCTCTCTAGTTCATATTTAATAGGTGAAAGATGACTGTAGAGGTAGATGCTCCACTCATTGTCTTCCAATAAACTAACCAGATTGTTTACCTGTATTAGTGCAATGAATAATTTTTCTGAATCAGACATTAGTTAGTTCTTGAATTGCTAGTAAAGTTTCATACGGAATCCACGCAGGTTCTTCGTTCTTAAACTGAACCTGAACCTCTTTTACATTCTTTCGTAACCACTTAGAATACACAACACGAGTATTCTTCACGAAACTAATGGGATTGCTCATTCTGATGCTCGCCATTCTTTCCTCATTGTAACATACTCTTGGTCATATGCTGCTTCATCTCTTACTTTTTTGAAGATCTGTGCTGCCTTTGCTTTAACATTTGTGAGACAGTCTTCCTCACAGGGAGATACACTCCCATTTTTTTCATATTTCCGTCCCGAAGCGTGATTGGCATACCGTCTGGCACGAGTGAATCCCATCTCAAGGAATTTTCTTGCCATGTCCATTCCAATGAAATCTTTCCGTTGTTTATACTCACAGAACATTGAGTATATTTTATCAGAAGATTTAGTAGCAGTTTTTTCATCTACAAATCGCCAATGAGCACATATATCGTTAGTGTAAGGGCGTACCAGTAGCACTCCTTGCTCTCCCCTTCCAATACGATAAAGTTTACGAGTCTCTGCATCTGTGAAGTCAAGTTCCTTGTAATCCAGATCATAATCAAACTCTTTCATGAGAAACCTTTGGACTTTGGTTTAGATTTGTCGAGCACATCGATGTGAGAGAGGAGTGCTTTCTTGTTCCACCATATTATATTAGCATCTTCCCAGTTATCCACGATAACTGTGTCACCTGTCTTACTGACCACTCTATAGTGATGACGGTCATAGATTTCTTCCGATGACAGAGTGAAATACTGAGAATCATCAGGTTTAATCAGTTCCACGATATTCAAATTATTTCTCTCCAATATAAAACCCCCTGACATATAAGTCAAGGGGCAATCTGCAAATGATTTCAGTTCATTGGATTTTTTTCTCTTCAGTGTTTTTATACTGCTAAAATGGACTTACATACCCTCCTACAAGTTTGTGCGTCATCATCACACTCGGTGAGACATTCAAAGTATTCTGCGATTAAATCCTCGTCTTTCTCCTTATCAGATTTTTCGTTAATGACGATTGTTTCTTTCCAAAAAGCTAATTGGTTAAAAGAAACTAGATTGTGCATTTTCACCTCCTATTGATTGGACTCATGATGTAGAGACTTGGTTTCATTTCACCTCCAAAATCATTCTATTACTATGTAGGAGATTTGTCTTGATATCATCACATTTATTCATTAAGTATACCCTTAATGTTTATTTAATTCTCTTTACGAAGAGTGCGTAAATGTTTAAGGACTGTATCACGAATCTCCATTAATTCATCATAACAATGCTGATTACCAGCACAGTTACGGAGTTCATGATCTGGTTTAAGCACACTCTCCATAAACAAATCAAGTCCTCGATTCCACTTTTCTGTGGGAGTTTCTGCCGCAACTGTGTTCTGGTCCTTCATTTACTCTCCTTAAAGCACTTTGGGTTGTCGTCTTTAACAACATCAATCAGTTCCTGTATATGAACAGAAGATAGATCACCTGCTAGTCCATACTTTTCAATGTTAGCAATAATTTCTTGTGATTGTGTGCAGGTAAAACCTGCTGCTAATAGAAACTCAATCATGCGATTACCTCCCAATGATCATCAGCAGTTTCATTCATCCAAAAGAAGTAGCGTCCACTAATAGAAGAAAGAAACACATTACCATCTTCACGCTTTTCTACACGACAGGAGTGTAGCAAATCCATTTCATTAGCAAATCGATTTTTTGCTTTGCTTGACTTGGGTTTGACAAAAACAAATTCGGTTTTCATGATGTCTTTAAAAAAATACCTAGAGCTAGTTTGATGAACCTCTACAGAGTTATTCTACACGAATTTAGGAAGTTGTCAAGTATTGTTCATATTGCTTAAACAATACATCTTCCATCTTCAGTGCTTCTACCTCCCATGGTTGGTCAGAATAGTCTGTGTGAGTGTGGTCTATGCCCCTCCAGAGGCGTTTACCACGCTTATCCCTTAAATGACCCCTGGTATGTTGAAATACATGCCAGAGTTCATGTAGAAGGGTCTTAGTGTAAGTTTCGCGATCAAGATGATTATGCACCTCAATCTCAAATTGCCTTGGACGACTATCACTATCTAGGACAGTACACCATCCACATACACCCTCACGGATAAGACCACGATGATTTACATAGATGTCGATTTTATGGCGTGGCAAATAGTTTGCTACAAACCATAATACGATATCTTCACATCGTCGTATGCTGTAGTTGTATCCAGTTGTTTCAAGAAATAGCATGAATCGCAACTGACGTGACACGAGTTCCCCACTGCATCATCCACATGAATGAAGCAATGAAGACTAATTTCTCGGTTGTAGTCATCCCTAAAGTGTTCTTACACTACTACCACACTTTAGGGGGGACAGTTTGTGGAGTGTTTATGTAATATAATTACACCCCTTATGCAAATGTAACTGTTTGAGATGATGCTACGGTTATTGTGTATATTACGGAATTGGGAACTGATGATGACTATGTGATATACATTGATACAGACTCTATATTTGCCTCTGCTGTTCCATTGATTAAGAAGAGATTTCCAAATCAAGAACTTAGTGATGTGATGATGTCCGAAAGGATTATGGAAGTATGTGGCGAAGTTCAAGATTATTTGAACAAGAGTTA